CAGTAAATCCAACAGAAGCATTAACATTGAATGTTAGTTGGTGAGGAGTGCTCGGAACTACAGCACCAGCCGTAATAGTTCTTGGAGAATTAAATCTTAAAACTTGCCCAACAGTAAATCCAGATGTACCAACAGCAGTAACAACTACATGAAAATATTGGTCTTTTACAATGTCAGATAATGCACCAGAACCACCAAAGAACCTTTCTAGCCCACTGGATGTTGATATCGTGGCTTCTCCAGATGAAAACGCTACATTTGAAAATACTTTTTGGAATGTATAATCGTTTTGAGAATTACCTAATGTATCTTTTAATTCTTTAACATATTCATGGTTTAGTGGAAATACTAGTGCCGATTCATTTGCACCAGATAAAATAACATCACCACTAATAGAAGCACCAACTTTTGATTGTAAATTAATATTTACGCCAGATATTACATTTGCACCTGGGGTTGTGGATGGGGAACTTCTAATAACAATAGATTCTAAATTTGAAAATAATAGAGATGGGTTTAATGTAATATCGAATAAACTCAATTTATATGTTGATGCTGGCGTTCCAACTGCACCAGATGTATATTTTAAAAATCTAACTTTAGCTGTACCCAACTGAGTTGTGTTAGTTACTGAAGTCCTAACTGCATTGTGCAATTCAACTACTGCAAATGATGATGTATCAAAAACACCAAAAACATTATCCACAAATAAGAAATTTCCATAAGATAATGTTACATCCAAATTATCGGCGGATTCTGTGGTTCTAGCTTTATCGATTGTAAGATAAGATTGTGATGTATTATCAAATTCAAATCCTTTGATGTAGGCTTTGCCTGGGTCTAGAGATGCGGTAATTTTATTGGAATCACCAGAAATATTAATAACTGTATTTGATTTTGTATAACCAGACCCACCAGAAACTGGAGTAATAGCTATAACTCGTTGATAAGTTAATGAATTTATATTATTATCTACAATCGCAGTAGCTGATGCACCAGTTCCATCCCCCACAATTGTAATTGTAGGTATTGATGTATATTCAAAACCACCATCCAAAATATCATAGCTTGTAATTACACCACCAGTAATAATTGGGCGGGCTTTAGCAGACCCTAGGTGTGGTATAAATGCTAGTGGAAATGGTCTGACAGTGTAATCACCAGATTCATCATAAGTTCTACGTGCAAACTCCTTTTCCAATTCGGAGTATAAAGTTTTTGCTTGATTGACTGATAATTTTCCATTAACAATACGAGCTATTTCAATAAAAATATCATTATCATTAGTCAATGGAATTGCAACTAACTGCAAGTCTATACTATACCTATCTGCGCCAGGTGCAGAAAAATTAGGGAATCCTTGTGCGTTATCTAACAAAGATTCATCAATATCGGAATCAATTATTGATTCTATAACATTAAACCCAATTGATTTTGATGAACTATTACTATATGCATCTACAACAATAGATTGAGCTTCATTTACTACAAAAAATCCATTAACATAAAATGTACCACGATTAATGGAAAATACCATTGACGATGCAAATGCATCTGTTTCTTGTATTTTTGCAGTTGATGATTGTAAACCAGCAACCCAACTTAGATTTTCACCATCAACAAAACCATCACCCGCAATAATTTTTACAATTAATGTCTTTGGTTCTTGAGCTGATACAAATGCTGAAGTTTGTTTTACAATTGCTTGAGTGCCAGATACCGAACCAGTAATAGTTTTACCGACATATAATGATAAGTCAATATCAACGCCTAAAAAATTTGATTCAATTTTAATTGATAATAAATCTGACTCAAAAAATCTTTCACCACCAAGAACTAACGTGCCATTTTGAAATACATGGTCTCCAAATTTTTTAATTTGATTTTGTATTTGTGTTTGTAATTGGGTAAGCTCTCTTGCTTGGACTGCAACAGTTGCCTTGAATAAAATTCTATGATAAGATTTATTCTCATCAAAATCATCAAAAAATGGGCTTTGAGATATATTAATAGTCATTTATACTTTTCTAGAATTTAATTGTTGTACGTAGGCTCAGAGATTGGTCTGATGTTGTAGTAAATGCATTTCTATTATCAATAAATAGCATATTACCTGAATATTTATCTATTGTTGGTTCAATAATTTCAATTGGAGTTATTGTATCACCATTTGTCGAGGTAAATACGTCACCAAATAACGGTATATGATTCAGTTGGGATGTTATTAAAATTTTATTATCTTGAACCGATACTATATAATATTCTTTCTGTCCAGTATTTAGCTTAGAATCTGGTGTGAATTTTGATTGGTCAACTATAGACCCACAATTTAACAAATAACATGCCGACCCAATATCTCCCCTAAATGATAAATCGGAATCAAACCTCGATAATGATTTAATAATACCAAGTTGTCTACTATCATTATTTACGAATATTCCTTGATTTTTTTCATTTGATATCGTGGTAAAAAACATCAAAGTTCTCGCATTTAATTCCAATAAAGAATTTTTACCATGCCCACCCTTTGGTGATATTATAGCTCTTAAATTTGCATTTATACCATTACCAACTACATACACATTTGCATAGGTATAACCAGAGCCATAATTTGTGATTATAATATTAGAAATTACACCAGATGATAATATTGCAGTCGCTGATGCACCAGTACCATCACCCTCGATAATGATACTAGCTGATGTGTAGTTGCTTCCGTTGTTTTCAATTTTAATGTATGATAATGCACCATCAACTGCTAATAACTCCACATTTGCTTGAAGTGTATTCAAATCTCCAACAGATAAATCTACCGAAAGTTGGGCATTTTGTCCCACCCCAATAACTTCTAAGTTAGCATAGGTATACCCAACACCCCCATCTATAATAGTTGCACCAATTAATTCGCCATTACCATTAACTATAGGAGATATTACCGCTTCAGTTTTATTGCTATTAATTATTGCATTTGCACGTTTTGCGACGAATTCTAATATAACAGACCCATGAGTAGAGCTACCACTAGAGTGTGTTGGTGGGGTTGAATTTAATGTGCCAGATGACGTTACATTGTAGTATGATTCTTGGTATTTTATCTTATCATTTAAATTTACTGAAATTCCAGCTTGCCAGATTATATATGTACTTATTGGCTCTGCAATTGAAATTGATGCAGATAAATCATACCCATATCCACTATTAGTTAATGTTCCAGATGATATTGCAGAACCACTCATAGATACAGTTGCTGTTGCTTGAATTTCAGAGCCTAAAGTTATTAGTGGGGTTGATATAGTTGCAATTGGTGTTGTCGTATAACCAAATCCAGCATCAGTAATTGTAATACCATTTAGTATATACGGGTTTTCTTCCAAATAACCATCACCAGTTACATTTATAAATGTAGATGCTTGGATATAGTTTTGACCAGAATTTTCAATTACAACATTTGATAATTGTCCTCTACTATAAAACTGATTTCTTATAGAAGTCGAAATTGGCATAAATTCAGATTCAAAGAATTTATTCCTAAATCCAATTGGAATATTATATATAAACTTCCATTGATACCCATCTGATGTTGTAAATATATCAGTATCATATCCTGATGGTTTTTCTATAGATGGCGAATTATAATTATTGCTGATGCATTTGTAAACATTAAATTCATCCGTAACAACGTAAAATTTAGAATCCTCTAAAGATGATTTTCCACTGTAGGATAGATTACTTGGTGAGTATGTATCATCATACATATCATATATCTCACCAGATATCCAATTAATACGTTCGATTACAAATGATACGTCAGATTCTCTTATGCGTTTAGTTGAAATAATTTCTGAACGAGTTTTTAATTCATATTTATAATTTTCTTTTGGCAATTCTGGGTCATCTAGCCCCAACGGATTCCATGTTAAAATTTTACCCAAATAATAGTAGTACCTAGAGTTTCTAGATATAATATCATTTAAGACAGACTCGGCTATAGATACTCCGATATTAGATTTCAATACAGCAGACATGTAATCCTTTAATTATAAATAAATTACAAAATACTAACAGTCCAAGTAATTGCCAAAATATCACCTGCACCCTTATTTACAACTGGAAATGTTGTTCTAGCTAACATAATCCCAGCAGATGATGCATTAAATAACCCAGCTTCTTGAATTGCACCCGTAGCAACTCCTGCTGGAAATGTTGCGGTATATGTCACAACATTGTCTAAAGCAGATGCAGATGATAGAACAACTCTACCCAATTCAGTACCAAGAGTTGAATCTCCACCAACAGCAACTGTGGAATTTGAGCCAAATGCGACATGCGTCATATTTGTAAGACTTGTGCTCACCATCCTGCTTGCAATATAATTTTTACCAAAATTAACAACCAAATTCGGCACGTTAATTTTTTCTAAGATTGCACCTTCACCGTTGAATTTGGTAATACTAACATTACCAATAATCCCTTTAGTTTTTGACTTTAATTTCATTGCTTTTCCTAATTTAATATTGAATTGCGCCTTCGGAATAATCCGCTTGCCAGTAGTCTGGTTCTGTGTAGTAATTTAAATAAAGGTATCCACCAGAGTCGGATACACTTTGAGTGTCGTTAATGTATTTATCTAAAAGAAATCCAACCGTAAGATTATCAGAAATTAAAACTATATCACTTTTATTTAATGTAATTGAAAATCTAGAAGATTCAGATATTGATATAATATCAGTTGATTTTTTGGTAAATGTTTTGGAATTATCGTCTATTGAACTTATATTATCGACTATTTTTTTACTAAATGTAAAAAATGGAGTATCGATAGATGATATAGAATCTATCAGATTTTTTGTGAATTGAAATCTATGCAAATCTGAAGGATTTGTCGTATCACTTAATCCTTTAGTTAAAAGCATTTCGAGTTTATCTAATGATTCAACAGAATCTGACAAAGCTAATCTGAAAAAATTTAAAATAAATTTTAATTGTGTATTTAATTCGAATTTATTTTTTATCGAATACTCACCAAACATCTTCAATCCAGCAGGGTGTACGGTATTTTCCACATCAACTTTATATTTTTCAATTACTTCATCAATTTTTATGACATAAGAATATAATTGATAATAAAGGCTATCTTGCAAGTATATAGTGTCAGATAAAAACCCACGATTTGAATTATAGTATCCTGGATATTTTAGTTTGTTGCCTAAATTAAATTGTATGGTGGCTAATGTATTATCAAATTCTATGGCAGATAATGATTTGAATGATGTTAAAACTTCACCAACATATGTATTATCTGCGTAATCTTCCTCAAAATAATCAACAAGATTGATAGTACCTTCATCAGAAAGACCATCAATATTATCTTTTAGATTTGGAAATTGAACTAAAACATTTGCTGTAGTTTCTTTAGATGATATATAAGATATAAAATTAGACTCATACCCAAATCCAAATTTAATTAGTTGAATTGATTTAATTCCACCATTGGGTGTTATTGATTTAATTTTAGCAAAAGCACCAAATCCATTTGCCGATATTACTTCGAATATCTGACCAATTTTAAAGCCACTACCTGCATTTATAATTTTATATGACGTAACAGTTTGAAGTGAGTTTAATACTACATCTTTATATGATATAATAGTATTCTCTGTAATATCATATATTAATTTTCTTTCCAGAAATACTTCATATACATCTGGTGTTTGAGTTGTTTTTATACGCTCCACCACACTAGAAAATGTCAATTGGGATGTTGCAATTTTGACTGATTGCCCGACAATATCAAATACATTGCCACTGATGATTTTAACTAATATAGAATTATCTTGAATCCACTCACCATCAGATGCTCTCAATATTTGAGTCGATGGATAAAATATCTCGGATTCTTTACCTAGTGTCATTTTAATAAGTAATTTTACAGCAGCAGGTGTACCTTTTGCTTTATATAAATTACTTATATGTTTAATTGTTAATGCTTTATCTGTAATAAAATTAACAGGAAAGTTTTTTAAATATTCATTTTCAAATTCTTCTGTGAATTTAACAAGAGATTTATCTATATCATGTAATTCAGATAACGAATTTAGCAAATCATAATTATTGCCACTTTGATGCATCCATTCATAATATGCTTCCATAAATGGAACTAATAGTGAATTTGAATCCGAAATGTGGGGAGGTAT